ACATAACAAGCTCTCCTTTATCATCTACCTGCTTATCTTTAATGTGACCTGATAGTATCACAGTATCAGCAAGAGTATCAACAAAGTCAAGTACTTGAAAAAATGCTTGCCGAATATACAAATATCCAGCACCATTTGGTAATTTAATTACATCATCACCAGAAAAATTCTTACCCATTGGTGTTTCCCGGTACAATTTTGCAGCTAAAGGTTTTACCATATCTTCCAATGCTGTTACTGTATCTAGAGTAACATACTTGTAAGGTTTACCTTGTTCTTTAATCTGTTTACCAATAGCAATCAGCTCTTCTAAACTATTAGCTTTTACTTTCAAAGCTTCTACATAATCAGAACCATTTTCTAAATCAATAATCAGGTTATCATCTAAACCAGCAAAGGCAGTTGTTTTACCTGTCTTAGGTTTAGAATAAATAATCATTCTTTTAGGATTAGTTCTGGTAGCAGATACCTTCTTTTTAGGAAGTACTATTTCCATACTTTGCGTTTTTAATTAAATTATTTAACCATTCTTTATCACTTACTGGTTTTTTAAACATCACTGCACAAAAATCTTTAATAGTCATTTCACTAAAAGGAGCATCTTCAGAAGAACTGTTTAGTCCTAACTCTTGCTCAAAATCCGGGAAAATGCTAATCTTAGATTGTTCTTGCGGTTCTATATAATTACCAGCTTCAAAATCAGGATATGTAATCATATTACCATCTTTCAGAACAACAGACAATTCAGATACAGGAATCATATAAGTAATGTATTCTTCACCTTTTTTATTCACATTAGATTTAATGTCATATTCTTCTTTAAAGAATGGATTGTGTGTATACTTAAACAGATTTCTGCTTTCATACATAGGTACCATATCTTTACCATGAGATGTTTCTTCATAATCATAAAATTCTACGTAAATGTCAGCACCTTTTTCAAGCTCCCACTCAAAAAATTGTACTTGTCTTCCTTCTTTACCTTTCTTATAGAAAGCTGTTTTAATTGTAAAGAAAGGATCATGTAACTTTAACTTTTTAAAAGTTTCTTTGTGCTCAGCAAAAAACTCAGCCTCTTTTCTTTTTCTGTCAATCATTATTATGTTATTTTAATTCCTGAACCTGGAGTTGGAGCTTGTTCAATTCTGATAGTGTTTCTATCAAATCTGAAAAAGCTTAACCTTGTAGTACCATTTCTAGACTTAAGGAAGTGAAATGGTAATAAGTCTGGATCATCAATAATAAATCTTTCCGGACCATACTGTCTTATCTTTCTTAAAGAAGGTTTGTTAATACCAACTACAACATCAGCATGCTGAAGTAAAGCATCAGAACCATAAATATCAGAATCTAAGACATAGTTACCATATTCACCATCCATTGTTCTTTTAGGGTCATCTATATTTCTATTTAGCTGACTAAGAACAATAAATGCTATAGGATAATGCTTCTTCATATAAGTCAAAGCTTCACCCAATGCATTCAAAGTCTGAAACTTATCACGCTCATTCTTGGCTTGTTTAAATAAAGCAGAGTGATCTATGGTAACCAAAGTATTAGTGTATTGATAAATAGGATTTCCATCATCATCTTTTCCAACTACTCTTTTATATTTTTCCAACTCATAATGTATAGTTGCACACATTGTATCTATTGTACAAGGATCATAAATAACATTTACAAAATCCTTATCAGCTGTTTTTTCATACAACTCAACACACTTCCAATAAATCTGATCCTCTAAAGATTCTTCTTTACTCATAAGAGTGTTGTAGTCTTTACCTGTATGCTGAGATAACTTTCTTACACCACTTGTTTCATCAAGCATTTCCATTTGAAATTTTAATACTCTAAATTCCTGGTCTGTGTTAATGTCAATTATATCAGAAACAAGTTGTTCCATAAACAATGTCTTACCTGTACCAGGTCTTGCTCCAACAACAGTAATTGTACGCCATTCCAAGCCATCACAAAAAGCATCATTAAATTTAGGCCAAGCTGTCTTAAGAAATTTTAACTGCCCTGTCTTTCTAGCTTTAATTTTAATGATTGCTTTTCTAAGAGCATCTCTCTCACTTACAGGAATTAACGGTTTTGCTCCATTAAATCTTTCCATCTATATTTCTTGTTTTATAAGATCTCTTTTAACACTATTGTATAAGTAATGAAATAAAGAGATAATTAGTTCAATTAGTATATAATCAACTAAAGTGATATCTAGGAACAGTTTTCCTAGATTGTATCCTATTACAGTTCCAATAATTGCAGTAACTAGTAATATTAAGTTTTTATATTTACTCATTAAATTACATTTTCTTTGAAGTAATTAAAGTCATCTAAGTCTGACATCACTATCTCACAATAAGTAGCAAGGTCTGAATCAAAAGACTTGTCAATGTTTTGTTTTCTAATAAAGTATTGTGCTGTGCGCATGTAAGCATAATTGTTTAGACTGTACTCGCTTACATATCTTTGAGTTGCTTTTAGTATTGTATCCCAATCATAATCATATTCTTTAAAAAACCATCTAAAGTTTCCTTCTAAAGTTTTAGCATTTACTCTAGCATACTTGCCACTTTGGAGCTTAAGCTTGGGGAATAGTTCATTATAAGACTTGATCTTACTGATAAAACTATCACCCATTAAATCTTGAGAAGTTTCTTTCTTTTTCTTTCTGAAATAGGAATCTATTTCTTGGATAAAGATAACACTTTTATCTGATAATTTAAAATCTTTTGTTATCCATTCATTCTCTATAAGTCTGTGTTTTTCTAACTCAAGAGATACAAAATCAGCTGGTTTTGTTTTATTCTTAATACAGTACAATACATAAAATGTATTAGGAGTTAAACCAGCTTTTATGAGCTTATTAAATATATCTACCATTCTATTTCGTGATTATAATTTTCTTTTACAATTTGTGTAGTCTTTACAAACACATCTCCGCAATTCCATTCAGCACTTTTGCTATAAGCAGCACTAGCAGGATGAGAAGCATACAGTTTATAATTATTGTCATTTACCACATCTGACCATTTCTTAGCTTCTGCACCTAAATAGATATACACAAGTCCATTGTTATGCCAAGTAAGCCAATCAAATAAATAAGCAATAAAAGGTTTCCAAATTAAGTAATGTTGACCAATTTTACCAATATTAGTTGTTAAAGCTGTGTTAAGCATTAACATACCTTGGTTACTCCATCTTTTTAAATCTAGATTTCTATCAACAATCTTTTTATTATCATAAACTGTTCTGTCAATAGCATCTAGCATATACTTAAGGCTAGGTTGCTCATATTCTTTTCTGCTGCAGCTGAATGCTATGCCATCAGCAACTTCAAATCCTGGATAAGGATCCTGACCAACCATAACAACTTTAAGATCTTCATAAGGACATTCCTCAAAAGCTCTAAAGATATACTTAAGTGTTGGTGTAAATTTTTTACCATCCCGTGATTGTTTAACAAGTTCTTTTATGATAGCATCAAATTCAGAACTTTTGATAAAACCTTTTAAAATTCTATCCCACCCGGAACTTTTTAGTTTTTCTAATATTTTTTCTTTAATTTCGTCTAAATCTAAAGTTTTATTCATGGCTATTAAAGTTAAAGAGTTAAAAGATGATGCTCTTGTAGAGATCAAAGTAAATAAATCATATTACCTAATGGCAAAAGCTGCTCTTTTTTATCTGTTTCAACATATTAAAGATGATGATGAAAGAGAAAAGCATCTCAAGCAAGTAATGGAAGGTAAGTATGAAGACATGAATGACTGGGAAAGAGCTTTCTATACATTAACTATTCTTCTAGCAGATATTGAAAATAATGCTAAGAAGGCTAATCTGTATGAAGAAAAAGAAATTTTAGAACCGGAGGATGAAGGTTATGTACCTCCTACCCAAGAATAATTCCATTATCTCTTGCTATATCTTCACAAGTTTGTATAGTCAAACTCATTTCATCTTTAGAACATTCAGCAAAAGATTTGTTAATTACATTATCTTCTCCATCTAAAAATGTTAGACCTGACTTCATTTTTATCATAGACTTCATATCATCAAAAGAATAACCTAGTTCTTTTGCTATGTGTCTTATGCATGCATGAACTTTAGATATTTGAGCTGTTGAAGCTTTATCTGTCTGAATATTAAAAAATATTTCAACAGTGTCTCCTTCAGATACTTTATCTAAGAACAAATTATACTTGACTTTATCTTTTTTATCAACATAGTCAAGCTTGCCGTTTTTCTTAATTAATTTTACTGTTAGCATATAATATATTATATTTATAATAAAAGAAGTTTCATGTTTATAGGAGTTGAATTTAGAGATGCTGATGGTTCCAGATACTTTGAAAGACTGAATGTTGCACACATAACTAGACTTACATTTGTAAGTGTTAAAAATCCTGATGCCGGAACTAATATTCACATAAGAACAGGTGAAATATTAAAAACAGCAACTCCTTTAGATGTATTATCAGAAATTGTTGATGAAACATGGAAAGAAGCTGCCTCTATTGTTATGCTATCAATCATTAATGAAAAGCTGAGTAAAGATCTTTTAGATGAATATTCTAATAACTTAGATAACAAAGAAGCTTAATGTGAAACGATTTCTTCTTTTTTTAACTTCATAATGTTTTTAAATATCTCATCCTGATTCTTTATCAGATACTTCTTTTTGTTTTTCTTAGCCTTATCATCTAAATTATTATAGAAATATTCAAAGGTAGTAAGTCCTATAAAGAAGTTATCTTCATCATCAGATGCTAAAAGACTAATCATTCTTTCCATCTCTTCTTCTGTTATTAAACCAATCTCTTTGTAAATAAATATTTCTGATACCAAAGCTACATTACAAACTTCTGGTCTTTTATCTCCTTTTAAATATTGCCAGAGCATAAAATGGTAAGATCCTCCTTTTGTTATATACGCTCTTATCTGGTCATCTATTATATCAAACTGACTTTTTGTTAAGTCTTTAACCAGCCTTTTACATCTTTTAAAAGTACCTAATGTTAAGGTACCATCTTTATACTTTTTTAGTAAATCAATCATATTTAATTCTTTTTGTAAGCAAATTAATTAATGCTTGAACTTCTTCAAATTTTGTAAATATTATCTTAGGGTTGGCCTCTAAAAATTCTACTGACCATTCTCCATTCTCTACTTCATCATTAGCAGAGGTGATAAAATCTACCCCATCCACAATTTTGTAGACATAATAATAGTATGGATTAGGTTCTTCAGATTCATCTCTTCTTTCAAATCCTAATAGTTGTACTTCTTTTTCAGTCATCTTTGTTTTGGTTTAATTTAATACTTATTAAATCAAGAGCTTCTGAAGTTAAACTTCCTTTAGAAAGATGAATCATAAATTCATATGCCCACACCTCTCTTGGAGGTTTAACACATCTTCTAAATTCTTTTCTCCAAACCTTAGCTTCTTTAGGTAAATTGTCATAAGCTTCTTTAGCTTCATTACTGTCTTTGCCATACATTTTTACTGCTGAGAGGTACATACTATAAAGATTTCCTAA